GCACTGGCGGGAAGCCTTTAAAGGAAACGTTTGCGTTCAGACATTTTTACACTATAATGATGCCGATGGTAGATTTGGCAAAGAGAATATCTTTGACAAAAGACCTATGTTGGGCATACCAAAGTAGTTGATCCTACCTACGTTTTAGTATAATTAAATACAAAGAGATTTTGTATGCTTCAAAAAGTAAAATTTGCACCAGGTTTTAATAAACAAGTAACGGCCACAGGTGGTGAAAACCAATGGGTGAGCGGCGACTATGTTCGTTTTAGATATGGTACACCTGAAAAAGTAGGCGGTTGGGCTCAACTTGGAGACAACACTCTTACAGGTAGAAACACAGCTTTACATCACTTTGTCAATGCAGCAGGTATCAAGTATGCTGCACTAGGAACTAACCGATTTTTATATGTCTATTCTGGAGGAGCGTTTTATGATATAACTCCTTTGAAAAGTACAACGACTTTAACCAGTGCGTTTACAACAACTAATGCCGATGCAACAGTTACGATCACGTTTGCAAGTGCTCATAATATTACTAAGTATGATATTATACGTTGCGATAATTTTAGCTCTGCTACCAATTCTGATTTTGATTCTGGTGATTTTGACGATACGAATTTCATGGTCACCTCCATTCCAACTTCCACAACCATTACAGTCGAAATGGGATCAGTCGAAAGTGGATCAGGAGCATCCACATCAGGAGGAGTAAGAGTCAAACATTTTTATTCTATTGGTCCAGCCGTAGAAGCTTCAGCCGCAGGTTGGGGTTTAGGTTTATGGGGTGGTACCGTTGCTGGAGAACTTACAGCCACTTTAGATGGAGCTTTAACTTCTTCTTCAACAAGTATTGCCATGTCCGATACAGGATCATTTCCTGCTACAGGAACGGTTTTAATAGATAGTGAACGTATTGCTTACACAACGAATACAACAGGAACGGATACTTTATCTGGATTAACAAGAGGCGCTGATAATACAACAGCGGCTTCTCACTCAGATGGGGCCACAGCAACTGATGCATCAGATTATACAAAATGGGGTGCATCACAAACAGGAGATATTGTAACGGCTCCAGGTTTATGGACCTTGGATAATTTTGGAAATAAACTCATTGCAACTATTACCGATGGCTCAACTTTTGAATGGGATGCAGATGCAGCAGGAGCTACCTCTACACGCGCAACAATCGTATCAGGTTGTCCAACAGCAACAAGACAAACTTTAGTATCCACTCCTGATCGGCACTTAGTATCCTTCGGTACAGAAACAACGATTGGTACAACATCCACACAAGACGATATGTATATAAGATGGTCGGATCAAGAAGATATTAGTACCTGGGCACCTACCGCAACCAATAGTGCAGGTACACAAAGACTGGCTGACGGAACACGGATCGTGGCAGCAATAAGAGGTCGTGATGCTATTTATGTTTGGACAGATAACGCTTTATTTATTATGAGATTTGTAGGATCTCCTTTCGTATTCCAATTTCAACAAGTGGGTACGGGTTGTGGATTAATTGGTGCGCATGCAGCCGTCGAGGTAGATGGATCCGCGTACTGGATGTCAGAAAATGGTTTCTTTAGATACACAGGTAAGTTAGAATCTTTACCATGCTTAGTTGAAGATTATGTTTACGATGATATTAATACGGTTCCTAAAAATCACATTGTAGCAGGTTTAAATAATTTGTTTGGTGAGATTACTTGGTTCTATCCTGGAAGTGGTGCAACCTCTAACAATCGATCAGTGACTTATAACTATATGGATTCAACAGCCGATAGACCTGTATGGACAACAAGTTCATTAGCAAGATCTTCGTGGTCAGATTCATCCGTTTTTGGTAAACCGCATGGAACAGAATACGATTCATCAGCAACGAGCGATACAACGGTGGGTAACACCGATGGTGTCACAACTTACTTTGAACACGAAACAGGGAACAATCAAATTAAAGCGGGAACCGCAACAGCCATTGCAGCGAATATACAATCAGGCGATTTCGATTTAGGAGCACAAGGGCTTCAAGGTGATGGAGAACTTATGATGAAAATCAGAAGAGTACTACCAGACTTTTTATCACAAACAGGCGATACACGAATTACTTTAAACTTAAAAAATTACCCAACGGATTCAGAAGCGAGTTCTTCTTTAGGACCTTTTGACATTACAACATCCACAACGAAAGTAGATACGAGAGCACGCGCGCGTGCGGTCGCATTAAAAGTTTCTAATACAGGTGTTGGACAACACTGGAAACTAGGTACCTTTAGATTAGACATACAACCTGATGGGAGACGATAATGGCAAGAATTGTACAATCTTTAACACAACCCTTAGCAGAGTACGACCAACAGATTCAACAGTCGTTTGTAAGAGATGTGGATTCCGTGGTACAAAAACTTAACACAACGTTTCAACAAGAAATAAAAGAGGAAGCGGAAGCAGTCGCTTTATTTTTAGCATAATGGCAAACGCATTTAAAAATAAAAAAGTTGATTTAACCAGCACGAGTGCTACAACTTTGTACACAGTTCCCACAGCAACAACCGCTGTGCTTAAATCCATACTCGTCTCTGAAGATTCAGGAAACGCGGATACGATTACCATTACATTAACCGACGCAGACGCGGCAGTTTTTAGTCTATTTAAGACTAAAGCAATAGCAGCGAATGCAACAACAGAGCTGTTAACAGCGCCTTTAGTCGTTCAGGAGAGCGAAATTATCAAGGTGACGGCAGCTACTGCAAATAGACTTCATGTGGTCCTTTCTTCCTTGGAAATTAAACCAAGAGAAGTTACAACATAAGCTTGATTTATTAGTAGAAATTAAGTAAGTATATAAACTCAGGTTAAATCCCTGCCTTAATAAAATAACCTATATAGATATGATAACACGAGCACAGATTCGCAGACAATTACGCAGCCAAGGTGGCATTATGAACGCCGTTCCAAGACAAGGATATTTTCTTGGGGGTATTGGTAGATCCATTGGTAAAGCTGTGGGTAAAGTGGGTGACGTTGTTGGTCAAATTACTAAAAGTGATATAGGTAAAGCTGCACTTTTAGGTGCAGGTGTTTATTATGGAGGAGGGGGTAATTTATTTGGAGCCCAAAGAGCAGGTATGTCTGGATTTAAATTGGGTAATTTACCTGGTTACTTAAGAGCTAAAAATTTTATGATGGGAAAACCTCTTGGATCTAAAACAGCAAGAGACGCTGTTGCTAGAGGACCTAGTTTTCTTTCAAAATTTATTCCAGAAACAACTTTAGGAAAAGTTGCAGCTGGAGGAGCAGCATTAGCAACGGGCGCTATGTTGATGGGACCCAAAGGTGAAGATGCAAAAGAATTAGCGATGTTAAAAGAAAGAGGCGGAGATGTTGAAGGTTATTTAAGACAATATTATAAAAGTTATTATCAATCCAACTGGCAAGAAGGTTGGACGCAAGAGGAAGAAGATCAATTCGTGACAGCTAACACACAAGAATATAATCAAGGCGGAAGAGTTGGACTCTATGGTGGTGGTTCACCAGACGTTATGGAAGAAACAGAAATGCCTCCTATATCAGATATTATTCGAGAAGAAGGAATTAACGTAGGACCACAAGTTAAAAAATTAGATGCAGGTGCACAAAGTATTACTAAAGAAGGAGACCATCAATTAATGGCTTCAGAAACAAGTCCAATGGCAGAATTACATCAAATATATTTAAACGCATTAGACTCTGGACAAATACCAAAAGCTACAACGTTTGAAATGTTTCTAGAAATGGTACAACAAAATCAAGGGTCACAACAACCAGGTGTTATGACAGCAGCTAAAGGCGGAAGAGTTGGATTAGCATTAGGAACTGACGAGGTTATGGAAGAAACAGAAATGCCTCCTATATCCGATATTATTAGAGAAGAAGGAATTAACGTAGGACCACAAGTTAAAGATCAGATGCAAGATATTGAAGGACAAACCGCTGGTATTAGTACAGATCCAAACGATCCTATTTATAGAGGTATTAATCCAAAAGTTGTTTTAGAGTTTATACAAGAAGGAATACCTTTAGGATATAGGTCTCCACAGGAATATTTTCAAGATTTTTATGGAGAGATGAATATGGCTAAAGGCGGAAGAGTTAAATATGGTCTAGGATCCTTTGGAAAAGGAAGATCAAAAATGGTTCTTAAAGATTTCTTTAATGAAGATGAAGAAGAGTATGCTCAAGGCGGAAGAATTAAAAAAAACCTTGGCGGCATGGGTTTAATGGGACTTCCAGGAATACCAAGAATGGCCGAAGATGGAATGGAATACGATATGAGATCTAATGGTGGTTTTCAACCGTTAGGCGCTAAAGAAGGAAAAGATGATGTTAAAGCAATGTTAGCAAAAAATGAATTCGTAATGACGGCTGACGCTGTAAGAGCAGCAGGCGGTGGAGACGTTAACAAAGGTGCACAACGTATGTATGACACCATGAAAAATTTAGAAGGAAAAATAGC